CATCACAATCTCCTGAGACAAAAGTTTATTTGGGTTGTGATTCTGAAAGATATCGCATGAATGGTATTTGGTATGCTGATTACATTCTTGCGGTTGTTGTTCACATTGATGGTAAGCATGGTTGCAAATTGTTCGGTGAAGTTATTACTGAACGTGACTATGACCAACGCCGTGAACGACCAGCGATGCGTCTAATGACCGAGGTATATAAAGTTTCAGAATTGTACCTAAAATTGGCAGAGGTGTTAGAGGGTAAAGATGTTGAAGTGCATCTAGACATTAATCCAAATGAGGAGTATGGTTCTAGTTGCGTAATTCAACAAGCTGTTGGTTATATCAAGGGTGTATGTAATGTTGTGCCTCTTGTTAAGCCAGAAGCATTTGCAGCATCATATGCCGCAGACCGTATGAAACATGCACTATCATACAAAGTGGCATAAGCAGTAAACGCAGGATTAATTCAGTGGTAGAATGTCTCGTTGCCAACGAGAATGTCATCGGTTCGAACCCGATATCCTGCTCCATTCCATATTTAGGTAAACATGTGAAATGCATGTTGACAATTAAATTAGTTAGTGTATAATACAATGCATCCATCGCTCCTGGGAGAGGACACAGTTTTCCAAACTGTAGGAGGCGGTTCGAATCCGCCTGGGTGCTCCAAAATAAAGGAAAAACTATGTTATATTTCAAATTCATATGTTTGTCTGTTGCTATGTTTATTCTGGAACTTTTAGTTTATCCATTAGTTCCAATAGCTGTTTTATTTGCAGATGAAAATGGTAGACTGCCAAAAGGTTTCAGATGGCTAGAAACACATGATGCATTAGGTTGGGGAGCAGGAACATATGAACCACCTATACAAGCCATCTATGACAAATATGGTAAAACGGTAGCACTAATATTTTGGTTATGGAGAAACAAGGCTTATACATTAAGACACAAGTTAAGAGCAAGTCCTAATTACGATACAATGATTTTACAGAGTTCAGGAGTAATGGTTCCTCCTAAATGGGGTTTCTTTTATTGGAAAGGAAATGTCATTGATGGAACAAACTCTTGGTTTGAATTAGTTTTAGGCATCAGCTTTGGTAAATTTTACATATTTTCAAGAAATGGTTGGAAACTAAAACCTTATTTTAATGGTGATAGACCAACAAATTTAAATACAACAGCGGTCGGTATGTTCGTCGGTTTTTCAATCAGAAGTGATGATTGGGATGATTTCCCTCCCGACCAACAACCATAATTTTCAATGGTGGCTATAGTGTAGTGGTCTGCACAGGATGCTGTGGACATCTTAGTGAGAGTTCAATCCTCTCTAGTCACCCCAATAAGTAGAAATAACATGCCAACAACTTTTTTAGTATCTGATACACACTTTGGTCACAAAGGGGTTTGTCATTTTCTTAATGCAGATGGTAGTAAGCTGAGACCATGGGATAATCCTGATGATATGGATGAAGCAATGGTTCAATCATGGAATGACACAGTAAAACCAGGTGATAAAGTTTATCATCTTGGTGATGTTGTGATTAATCGCCGTGCATTAGCAACATTATCCAGATTGAACGGTGATAAAGTATTAATTAAAGGTAATCATGATATATTCAAATTAGATGAATATGCAAAATACTTTCGTGACGTTCGCGGATATCATGTAATGAATAATTTCATACTTAGTCATATACCTGTTCATCCGGACAGCAAAGGACGTTTTGCAGGTAATATTCATGGACACCTACATTCTCGCAAATTAGATGATTCTTGGTATCATTGTGTCTGTGTTGAACAGACTGATTTTAAACCGATACCGTTTGATGTTGTCATGGATAAAATAAAGAATGCTTCCTTAGTTTAATGGTAGAACCCCGCCCTTACAAGACGGTGACGTTAGTTCGATTCTAACAGGAAGTACCACATAAATACTCTCTAACAATGGGAGTTCACGTAAATGAAGAAACCATATAAACAAGGTCTTTTGGATGGCATGTGTGGATTTTATTCTATAATAAATTCTATACACTATTTAAAGGCGGATTTCACTGAAAAACAAGCTGAAAAGCTCCTGAAGAATATGGTTAAAACAAAACCAAATACCTTTCATAAATTATATCTTGATGGAACGTATTTTGAAAATGTTATTGATTTACTGAAACATGTTATCCAGTGTGAGAGAGGTTTTTCTGATTTGGAATATACTGTTCCATTTGAAGATGATGTTTTTGATGATGCATATGAATATGTTGCCTGTCTTGATGAACAGATTGATAGTAAAAATAAAGTAGCAATCTTTTCGGTAGGTGAACCTTGGAATCACTGGACCGTTGCAACAAAAATTGACACGAAACAGGAAAAGATTCGCCTATTCGATTCATATTTTGACGTTAAAGACAAAGGTAATAAACTCTCATTCGGCGACCTGTCGATTAAGCAAGAAAAAGATAAGTATCATATTTACACATATGAGACAATCATTATATCTAAAAAGTAGTAAATCCCCCCTAATACTCTTATTCAAGAGTCAAAAAAACTTAAAAAACAAGCACTTAGCGCCACTTGACAAATAACTCAATCCTGCTATAATAGTTATATATTAATTGATTGGAGATTGAAAATGGCTTATATGAACCAAGAGAAAAAAGCGAAAATTGCTGGTGAACTGAAAAAAGCACTCGCTGGTACGGGTATCAAATATACTCTGGGCGTTCACAATCATTCCACCATCTGTATGCGTATTAAATCCGCACCCATTGATTTTATCAAAAATTTCAACGAAACTGTTGCCCAACGTCCTGGTGGTTTTCGCACTGGCAATGAAGCAAAAGATTCTATGGACGTAAATCCGTATTGGTACCAAGAACACTTTTCAGGCAAAGCACTTAAAATCTTGAAAACAATCATGGCATGTATGTATGGTGCCGATTGGTATGACCGTTCAGATATTCAAACAGATTATTTCGATACCGCGTATTATGTTAGCGTGAGCGTCGGTCAGTGGAATAAACCTTTTGAGGTTATCTCATGAGTTCTGGTGTTTATATTCTAAAAACAAAAGATGGATATCGTGTAAACTTTTCGGATAGATATTATGACTTTTTTGGTAGCTTTAATGATGGTACAGGTGACTTTGTTCCTAATGCACAGGCAATTGATGAAGTCTTTGGTTTATGTTTAGTCATTAATGAACAGAAACTGGCTTACATGAGAGCAACCGAGATAAGCAATAAATTGACATATGAACCGTTTGATGGTATCATGGTTATTGCAAATTTTAAATCTATGACCTTTGAGGAATTAATTAATGGCTAAAGTTAAACAAAAACGCATGTCTCAAGATGAACTGGAAAAAATTGTAACTGGCGGAGAACCTAATTTCTCTGATAAAGTTATTTCCAAACTTGAAATGTCGCAAGTAACAAACTGGTACAGTAATAATCGGGATGCTAAAGATGCACAGAAATATATTGTCGATTATTTCAAAAAGAATAAACTGAAACTGAATGCAAAACTGACCGAGATTCAAGCTAACACCGTCGGTTGGATTTTCCGTCTTGTTAACCGTGGCGCTATTCTGTCCAAGACCGATAAAGAATGGTTTGATGCGCGGGTAAAATTCTTAACCGACACAGAATCAAACAAGGCGATTGTCACTGAAACCAAGAGTAATGTTATCTCAATTCAGGACCGCGTCAAACAAAAAGCACTTGACATTGCAGGTGAAATTGATTATTCAATTGATGAATTGATTGTTTCACACTTTAAAACTGTTCGGTCACCTCAAGCTATTATGCAGGGTAGAGTGAAGGCTGCACATGCAAAATACATCGTTGAAATCTATAAAAAAGAACGTGAAGAAATTCAGGAAGTTCTTGATACCGACGATGAACAGTTGATTGAGGCTTACAGTAAATTCTCAAAACTGCAAATGCGTAAACTACTGTCTTACTATGACCAAATCATCAATGATGCGATTAAACTCGCTGGTGATTCTAAACAGTCACGTAAGCCACGCAAGCGTAAGACAAAAACACCTGACCAGTTGGTTGCAAAAATTAATATTCTTTCGGAAGATAAAGAATTCAAACTGAAATCTGAGGACGCTAAAAAGATTATCGGTAGCACTCAGGTTTGGGTATTCAATGTAAAGACACGTAAACTCGGTGTCTATCATGCCGATGATGCCAGCGGTCTTACTGTGAAAGGTTCTACGATTCAGAATTATAGTGAACAAAAATCGGTAATGAAAACTTTGCGTAAACCTGAATTAATTCTACCTGAAATTGTAAAGGGTGGTAAAGTTTACCTGCGAAACGTGATGGACGAGATTAAGGCGAAAGAAAAGAACTTGACAGGTCGATTGAATGGTGATACAATTCTAGTTAAAATTGTATAAGGATTACTATGTTAATTTTCGACTTTAATCAGATTGTTATTGCTAATCTCATGGAACAGATTGGTTCTTCAAAAAATGCCGTTGAAGAATCACTTGTTCGCCATATGGTACTGAATAGCATCCGCAGTAATATAAAAAAGTTTAAATCATATGGTGAAATTGTAATCGCATGTGATAATAAAAGGTATTGGCGCAGGGATATTTTTCCCTATTATAAAGCTAATCGTAAGAAAAATCGTAAAGATTCGGGTCACGACTGGAACTCAATTTTTGAATGTATGAATAAGGTACGTGCTGAACTTAAACAACATGCACCATATAAAGTTATTGATATTGATGGTGCAGAAGCAGATGATATCATTGGTGTGTTGACCAAACGATATGCTCCACATCAAAAGATAATGATTCTGTCCTCTGATAAAGACTTTGTGCAATTGCATGTTCATAAAAATGTTCAACAATATTCACCAACAATGAAGAAATTTATTAAGTGTGATGACCCAGTGGCGCAGCTTAAAGACCTTATCATCTGTGGTGATACAAGTGATGGTGTGCCTAATATTCTTTCCGAAGATAGAAGTTTTGTTGATGGTATTCGTCAAAAAGCATTAACAAAGCCACGAATGGCTGAATTGTTGAATATCGACCTTGCTAATTCGACAGACGAAAAAATCAAGAGGAATTGGAACAGGAATAAAACAATGATTGACTTATCATGTATTCCTGAAAACGTTGTGGAATGTATCATAGATAGTTATGAAACTGTAAAACCTGCAACAAAACAGCAATTCATGAATTATATGATAGCGAATCGCCTCAAGAATTTACTTGAAGTGATTGATGAATTTTAAGAGGACGATATGGCATTTAAAAAATTATACTTTGAGATTTTTGAAGAATTTGAAAACACATCTAGCAGACAAGAAAAGATTGAAATTCTGCGGAACAATAGCGACGATATGTTCGTCCAGTTTTTGAATTACGCATTTAATCCGGATATCAAATTTGATGTTGAAAAGATACCTGCATATAAACCCGCACCAGAACCCGCTGGTCTAACCTGGTCAACATTGCACCTTGAATTGAAGAAACTGTATCTTTTCATGCCAGGTAATCCTAGATATAATGGAAAACTTCCTGCCAGAAAGCATGAGAATATGCTTGTTGAACTTTTACAGAGAGTCCATGCAAAGGAAGCAAAACTGCTTGAAGCAGTCTTAATGCATAATATCAAAGTAAAAGGACTGACTCCTAAATTAGTTAAAGAGGCTTTCCCTACACTTCCATTTGAGGTGAAATGAAAGTAGCAGTAGTAACACCGACTATCGGTTCAGAGCATCTATTCCAATGCACTAAAAGCATTCGTGAACAGACATATAAAAATCTGACACATTACCTATTCATTGATGGTTATGAACATCGTGATAAGGTTAAGTATCATACCGAAGGTTCTGGTGTAAAGTATATTGAGCTAGAAGAAAACGTTGGTAAAGGATGGTATGGTCACCGCGTATATGCTGCATGTTCATTCCTTGTTAATGCTGACGTTATCGTTTACCTTGATGAAGATAATTGGTTTGAACCGAATCATATTGAAAATTTAATTAAGGTGTTAGAGACAGGAAAAGACTGGGCATATTCACTTAGGAAAATATATGATAAGCATGGAAATTTTTTATGTCAGGACAATTGTGAATCATTGGGTAAATGGCCTGTATATTTCAACAATGAAGTATATCACATTGATACCTCATGTTTTGCTGTTAGGCGTGATGTTGCTGTTGCAATTGGTCACTCATGGTATGGTCAGTGGGGTGCGGATAGGCAATTTTTCATGAACCTAGCAAAGTTTTTCCCTAACTATGATTGCAGTTATGAGCATTCATTGTGCTATCGACTTGATGGCAATGAAGGTTCTGTTAAGGAAGAATTCTTTACTCGTGGTAACACTATGCAAGAAATTCATTATAAGTTTAATTATCCATGGCAAAAACAGCACTCGTAACAGGCGGCAAAGGATACCTCGGCAGTCATGTTTGTAAAGTATTAAAACAAAATGGCTGGGAAGTTGTCATATATGAAGATTGTGGTAGAAAATACGTCCATTCATATTATGATGAAGTATATGCTATGAGTGATATCCGCAACAAAGACCGCCTGCAATTAGTATTTGACCGACATAAGATTGATACAGTATTTCATTTTGCAGGAAGAATTGAAGTTGGTGAATCAATGAAATATCCAACATATTTTTGGGATGTGAATGTTGGAGGAACATCAAATTTATTGGATGTGATGAATTACTTTGATGTAAGAAAAATTCTATTCAGTTCGACCGCTGCTGTATATGAACCTACTCCATATTCATTATCAGAGAATTCTGCATTTGGTAATAATTCAGTTTATGCGAATACCAAGATTGCATGTGAGAGAATGATAAAAGACTCTGGTTTCAAGTATGGCATATTCAGATATTTCAATCTTGCGGGTGCAAGTCTTGATGGTGAAATTGGCGAGAATCATTTACCTGAGACACATCTGATACCAAACATATTCAGTAACAATCAAGACTTCACTATAAACGGTAATGATTACAAAACAATTGACGGCACATGCATTCGTGATTATGTTCATGTTTGCGATGTTGCTGATGCACATCTGTTGGGTCTGGACTACATTAACAAAACAGAAAAATCATTTACATTAAATTTGGGTACGGGTGTTGGTATTTCAGTTCTTGAGATAATTCATATTATCGAAAAAGAAACTGGTATGAAAATACATTACAAGTTTGGCGAAAGACGAAACGGTGACCCAGATATTCTTGTTGCTAACATCAATGAGGTTAAGAAAGTGTTGGGTTATAAACCTAAGCATGATATTGTGTCAATCATTAAAACAGCCTATCAATGGCATTTAAATCAGGAGAAAAAGTAACATGATTCAAGGTGGTAAAAAATTTGAAAAGCCCAATAAGTCCAAATTTAAGAAACATGAAGAAAGCATTGACAGTTTCAAGACAAAAAAGAAACGCAACGATAAATCGACATACCGATTGATACGTGAGGAAGAAAAGGAATTGTTCTCCTAAGTCATTGATTTATAACGAGTATAAGTTGTTGATTCATAAGAGAAAATATGTATTGACAAATGGGTGATGGTGTGCTACAATATTAATTGTGGAGAATATTATATTATGATTGTATATACAAATACCCGTTCACGTAAGAAAAAGGCTGGTTCTAAGCGTAAATCCGCGGAATATCTAGTATGGCTGAAAAGAATGCAGTCTACCAGCACTAATTTTTCCTCAGGTATCGCCAAAACGACTCCGGCTGCACGGAAACCGACTGCACCAAGCATACCCATTGACCGTAATGTTCGTGCGCTTCCATCGCTGTCCTCCGAGCGGTTTGATACGTTCAAAAAACATGTAAACATGTATACCGGGGATAAAATGCTGGGTATCGGTACACTTCACAAATCCAATGCAGTTCCTATCTTCAATGAGCAGGACGCAAAAGACCAGGCAAACATGCGTAGGTAACTGTTGACATATACCACATCGTGTGTTATTATTCAAACTGTAGTATTTTATTTTTTAATCTAGGAGTTTTATATTATGAAAAAACAACGTAAACCCAATGGCTGGCAACGAGTTGCTATGCTTGTCCAAACTGGTGATGTATATACCAAGGAACAGCTAGTTGAACTTTTGAAAGACAAAAAAATTCACATGTACCGCATTTCAAACTACATGTTGGATATTAAACTTTTCGCTAAAGGTGTCATTAAGCCCGTGAAAGACGGTCGAAAAGTTACTGGCTACCAAGTCTGTAATCCTGAAGTTGTTCAGGCGTATCTGCGTGATAACGGCTTCCTTGCGAAAGATACTATGGCGAAAAAGACTAAAGCGAAAAAACTCACTGATATCTCACAGCCCGTTACCGAAACTGTTGCTGTTAGTGAACAGACCGCAGTTGTTTCCGAATAATCCTGTAACAATAAAGACCACCCTCGCGGTGGTCTATTTCTTTGGTAAAATTAATGACTAATCTAATTGTGCAACAAAAACTAAACAAACGAATTTTTGATATCCATAATCCAGACGATGTTGACGAGTTTCGATATTTCATGGAAAACAGTCGTTGGAAAGATACATGTCCTTTTCATGTCCGCTGGCCACACTTGAATGTTGTTGACATGATTAAGGATGAAATTATCCATGACTTCGCCACTACACACAAGAAAACAGAAACGAAATATAATTTTGAAGCACTTGAATCTGCAATGCGATGAATATTTTTTATTTGGACCATGATGTAACGGTATGTGCAGTTTACCACAACAATAAACACGTGGTAAAAATGATTCTTGAATATGCACAGTTGCTATCAACGGCACATCGTATTCTTGATGGTAAACAGTCTATGGGTAAAAGCAAGACTGGTCGAAACGTCAAGCGATGGGTTCTTGATGATAATCGTGAATCTATTCTATATTCAGCGACACATATCAATCATCCATCTGCTGTATGGGTAAGACAGTCAAATAATAACTACACTTGGCTGTCGGCTATGCTCCAAGCATTAAGTGGTGAATATAGTTACCGATATGGTAAAGTCCATAAATGCAGTTCGACTGGTCTAATTGAACAATTATCTTTCCTGCCAAAAAATATTCCTGTTAAACCGTTTACACAACCCACGCCTGCAATGCCTGATGATGTAAAGATTGCTGGTGATTCTATTGGCTCGTATCGTAACTACTATATAAAGAGTAAAACACACTTAGCGGATTGGAAAAATCGCAAAACACCGGAGTGGTATAATGCCAACATATGAATTTTTGAATACTGAAACAGATGAACAATTTGAGCGGTTCATGTCAATAAAACATCGTGAGCAATTTTTGTTGGAGAATCCACATATTCACTCATTGATTTCTGCACCTGCAATTGTATCATATGCAGGTGGTGACTTGTATTCTAAGACACCATCAGGCTTTAAGGAAGTATTATCTAAAGTTGCTGAGGCACATCCTGGAAGCAATGTCGCAGAAAAGTATCACAGAAAATCAATTAAGGAAGCAAGAACTTCTGAGGTTGTGAAAAAACACGTTGATAGAATCACTAAAAGGTACAAGTGAGTTTTTCATTTATCAAGTTACCTGAGTTAGCATTTGATTTAGATAATGAAACACTTGAGCATGGTAGATTCTACACAATACCAAATGGAGAAAAATATCCATCTGTAACCACTATCATGCCAGCAAAGCAAGAGGTGTTGGATAAATGGCGCAATCGGGTCGGTGTTGATGAAGCAGCGAAGATAACTCGCCGTGCAGGTAACAGAGGCACGAAGATGCATTCATTATGTGAAGATTACTTAACAGGTAAACTCACAGATATGAAAATCAAGATGTTGATGCCATTTGATAAGATGCTGTTTGGTCAAGTGAGAAAGTATATTGATAATCATATTGATAATGTATATTGCATGGAACAAGCATTATATAGTGATAGATTGAAAATTGCTGGTCGCGTCGATTTAATTGCAGAATGGAAAGGTAAACTTTCAGTAATAGACTTTAAAACTTCTATTAAAGAAAAAAAGGAAGATTGGATTACAAATTATTTCGTTCAGTGTACCGCATATTCTGAAATGTTTCAAGACTTGACAAGTAAGCCAATTGATGATATAGTAGTATTAATTGCAACAGAGGACCAGATGCCGCAAGTATTTGAGAAAAAGAAAGCATCATACGTTCCGATTTTGCATAAATATATAACGGAATACAATACCAGTAAAATGGTATAAAGAATTGTTGTAATCCCTTCGTAGTGAAGGCGCGTTGGACGGGGGTTCGATTCCCCCCGACTCCACCAGTAAGAATACTGTGTCAAACAAGGTGTATGATTAAACATACAAAAGTTATTTGATTCGATAACCCTGGATATAGACAGTGTTCTTACTAATGGGGTCGACCGGTTTCGACAACGTGAGATAGCGAAAGAGGCAACACGGTAGGCGATGACCGTAAATCAAGCAAAACTATAAATGCAAACGATGCATTTTATGGAGACGTTCGCCTAGCGGCGTAACTTCCACGGGGATTCGGAAGTGTTCCTTGTTATCAAAACACTTCCACTTTCAATATTGCAAAAGACTAATCCAGAAAACATAGCGAGTAATCGCAAAACGATAAGGAGAACGATATGCATCGGTTTTTTTTCTTGGGTACTTGGTTAACAGTAATGATGATTTTAATAACATCGTTTGCTGTTCCAAATTTGTATCACTTACCTGTAAACATACCCTATAAAAGTTTAACACAACCCGTTAAAAAGCAGGTAGATTGTTTAGCAGAAAATATTTATTTTGAAGCACGAAATGAATCTGAACAAGGTAAAGTTGCTGTTGCAATGGTTACGTTGAACCGTGTCGCTTCAGGTAATTATGCTGGTGATGTTTGTGGTGTTGTGTATCAGAAAACAAAAAATGTTGATAATAAAACTATTTGCCAATTCTCTTGGACCTGTCAGGTAAAAGAAATGACAAATAGGTTGACAATCAGAGACACTTCATTGTATAATGATATTCGTGAGTTATCAGTAAGAGTTTATATGAACTATAGCAAGCTAGATGATGTGACAAATGGCGCAACATACTATCATGCTGATTATGTAAATCCTGGCTGGAACTTACCTAAAACGACTAAAATTGGTACACACATTTTTTATAAGAAACAAAGAGACTTGAATAACTTGAATAAGGAAATTTAATCATGGAACAAAAAGATAAATCGTCAACACACATTATGTTTGCTGTTACTATTACGTTTATGACATTAATCATTGGTAGTGTTCTTTACAATATGAATGACAGAATTCTAATGTCAAAAAATATTGAGCAGGCAATCGCAAAGGGTGTTGACCCACTCTCAGTTAGGTGTTCTTATCAAACAACATCTGACTCAATTTGTGTTGCATATTCATTGAAAAAATAAGGAGATATTATGTCAATTCAACAATTAAGCATTAACCAAATTACTAATCCTGCAGACAAACAAAAACTTTTGGGTGTTCTAAAGGAATGTTCTGCTTCGCGCACACGCATGGAAGCAGAACGCGACCTCGTTAAAGACGCGGTCGATAGCATTAGCAAAGAACTCCAACTACCAAAGAAAATCGTTAATCGTATGGTAAAGGTTTATCACAAGCAAAATTTTGACGAGGAAGTTGCTGTTCAAGACCAATTCCAAACTCTTTATGAAACCATCGTGAAGTAATGGCAACGAAAGATGAAATGGTAATCTTCGCCAGGGAGATTGATAGTATTGTCGCAGAAACGGATTATAATTACTTTGAAGCGATTATTGAATACTGCAATCGAACTGGTATGGAAGTTGAGGTAGCATCATCATTGGTTAATAATAATCTTAAATCTAAAATAAAAATGGATGCACAAGATTTAAATCTGTTACCTAAGACAGCAAGATTGCCAATTTGACTATGACTGGTTATGAAGCATTTTGTATTTACAATGCTTTGAAAATGCACTTCACAACAGACTCTTATGATTACTTCAAATATAACGGTAAGACAAGAGTAAGTATTGATGCATTTGAAAATCGTAAAGACAAGTATTATTTTTATAAACTATCACGGAGAAACTCAAAAGAGGACTACATAGAGTTTTTGGTATCAAACTTTATTCAAGATGAAAATGTTTGGGTAGGAACACTTCTAACAGAAGATGCACTCACAATACATCGTGAGAGAATGAAGATTATCCAATCATTGACATATACTATAAATGATGATTTAGCTAAAATGCTTGAGAAGTCCTCTAATCCTAACGAGTTGTTGGTCGTTAATGATACTTATCCTAAACTGTTGAACATGGTTTTGTATAAAGAAATAAAACTGGAAACAGTTTGTATTTTGAATTCATTGATGAACTTTTTTCCTATGTGGAACAAAAACATAAGAGATACAATTCGTTGGCCACAGATTTACAAAAAGTGTTTGAAATATACTCCATTTATACATTTTGACAAACAAAAATTTAAAACTATATTATTGGAAAAAATTAAATGATTGAAAAGATTTATTTGGACATGGATGGCGTTCTATGTGACTTTGAGAAAAGATACATGGAATTGTATCATGAGCATCCATCAAAAACCCGTGAGAAAAAACTGTTCTCGAAATACTGGCACGATTTCATTAAGACAAAACAGTTTGAAACACTTGAGTATTTTCCTGGTGCAATCGAACTAATGACCACTGTTAATTCACTAGACATACCTGTTGAGATTCTATCATCAAGTGGCGGACATTTATTCCATAGTGAGGTTGAGCAACAAAAGAAAAACTGGTTAATCAGTCATGACATTCACTATAAGGTAAACATTGTTACGGGCAGGAGAGAAAAGGCGAAGTTTGCAACACCTAATTCTATATTGATTGATGATACACCAAATGTGATTGAGTTTTTCAATGAAGCAAAAGGAATAGGCATACTTCACAAAAGTTACGGTGAAACTAAAAATATTCTCAATTTATACTTGACAATGTGCTATATATAGTATATATTATGACTATACGTGGACAAGACGTTACATTAAACATACATTTTTATACGAGGTAAACATATGAGTTCATTTGCAAATCTAAAACGTAATAGCAGCAGTCTTGATAAACTAACAAAGGCTATCGAGGCAGTAAGTCAATCATCCGAAAATTCCCGCGATGATACTCGGTTCTGGCAACCAACTGTTGATAAATCGGGTAACGGTATGGCAACAATTCGTTTCCTACCAGCACCTTCTGTTGATGGTGATGATGCACTTCCTTGGGTTCGGTCATTCAACCATGGCTTTCAGGGACCTGGTGGTTGGTTCATTGATAACTGTTTGACTACAATTAATGATAAGTGTCCTGTCTGTGAACACAATTCTATTCTATGGAATTCAGGTATTGAAGCAAATAAAGAAATCGTTCGTAAGCAAAAGCGTAAACTTTCTTATTTCGCAAACATTCTTGTTGTGTCAGACCCAAGCAATCCTGAGAATGATGGACAGCTTAAACTGTTCAAATTCGGTAAGAAAATCTTTGATAAGATTACCGAAGCAATGAATCCTGAGTTCCCTGATGAAAAACCCATGAATCCTTTTGATATGTGGGCAGGTGCAAACTTCAAATTGAAGATTCGTAATGTTGAGGGTTATCGTAACTATGATAAATCAGAGTTTGCAGCGATTTCTGCAATTTATGAGGATGATGCTAAACTTGAAGAACTCTGGAAGAAAGAATACTCATTGCGTGAGTTGACAGATAAAAAGAACTTCAAACCTTTCGACCAATTGAAAGCACGTTTGGATAAAGTTTTAGGTCTGTCTGGTTCTGTTGCTATTAAATCAAGTGCTGCATCAGCAACAATTGATAGCGATGAGGTTGTTGAACAAGAGGATTTTACTAAATCATCTGATACCACTGGTACTGATAGTGATATGGATTATTTCAGAAAACTTGCATCACAGGAATAAATTCATGTTCTAAGAAAATCCCCACTTCGGTGGGGATTTTTTTTACTTACGTGCCTAGTGGTGTTGCAATATCTGAGTGATAAGCAAGTAACAATTCATATAATTCTTTATCATATGGACTTGCTATAGATGCACTCTGTTGTGGTTTTGCTGATGATGCTACAGCTAACGATTGAATCGAAGTATTAGTTGCACCGATAGCCTTAAATACACCAGCAAGCATTGCGGTAACTTCACCTATTATTGGATCCTCTTTATCAGGTGGTGTTTGTGGTTTTAATTCTTTCGCTGACGCCGTTAATGTTGCTGCACCTTTATATTTTCCGTTATATTGATTTTCGGCAAATAATGTTCCGCTTTTCTCAAAACTTCCTGGTGCATTTTTTAATTTATCTAACCAAGCCATGCTAGTTCCTTCAACATATGCTTTAGGGTCTGTTGCTGTAAATGAATCTAAATTTTTTGATATATTTGGAAGAATATCTTTTGATGCTCCCTCTAGCATTTTAAGATTTTTTTCTGATGGACCAGATTTAAAATGTGGACTTGGACCCGGATTATTTTTAGTACCAGTAACAGCTTGAAATTGATTTTCTTCAACTAGAGTGTCAATAATTGATTTACCGTTTTTTCGTGTTCGATTTAAAATAACCGCCATAACATTAGCATAAGAATCTTTAGAGTGTGCGGATTCAGCATATGTTGCCCGATAAAGATAATCTAATTCATCATCACTTATGGCTCTTCCTAGGTATGCTTCTATAGAACTTCTTGAACTCAGTTCTTGTTTTGATGGTGATGTGGAAGGTGATGTTGATGGTGCAGAGTCCACGCGAACAGGCTGTATAGTTTTACTTTTACTCTTTTCAATATTTTCTTTTAATTTATCTATTCTACCCTCAAGAATTTGTTTTCTATGAGGCACATCATAACCTATTTTTTTCCCTGCTTCTAAATCAGCAATTTCTTGTTGAATCGCTGATATAGACTGTTCATCTTTTTGTATTTGTTTTTGTGCTAATCTTTTGTTGTGTGCAACAAAAGATGGATTTGTTAATGCTGGGTCAATACCATCCTCTTCTCTGTTATTTTTGTTCCAATCTTCGGATGTAGCATTTCTTATAGTGTTTATTGCATCGTTTAAAACACTTCCTATTTTCCATCCAGCAATGGCTGCTGCTGCTACTCCCAACACACCAGTTAAACTTTTGACTACCGGCAAAAGTGCTCCAAGACCTATAGTTAAACCAGTAACAATAGTACCTAAACTCATTTTACCCATTGGTGTGTCAATTTCAGTGGAAAAAACAGATTGCAACGCTGCACCGATAGAATTTAATATAGACAAAGTTAATTCTTGAATAGACTTTATAACATCTGGGTCAGATAAAAAACTCGTTATTGTATCAAATGCACCTTTTAAACCATTGAAAAAACCTAGCATTAAATCTTTAAAGAAACTACCTATTGATGTTTTTGTGCCTTCATCCAGTGAATTCCAAATTGAACCTCCTATTCCTGCCCCCAGTATAAATTTTAATGCAGAAGGAGAGAGTAACGATTGTAATAAACCTCCTAAAACCCCACCCTTTTCTTCACTTACAGGTTTTAATGTGTCGTTCGGTTTTGATAATATAGATTGTTTTCTAAATTGAGATTCATAAGCAGACTCGCGGTCACCTGCACGTTTAAAGAACATATCTGCTTTTGTTGATGGTGTTCCACCAGAGAGTTTAACCATCTTCTGCATATTCATTCGCATAAGATTCATATCACGCGCCATAGCAGGAAGAACGATGGTATTTTTTGCTGTTAGTTTAGTATTAATATCAACTCTTGTTATCTTTTCACTAACTACCCTGTCATTTATTGGAGAACCAGAACCAGCAGTTCTAACCCCAGGTTGTCCTGAACTGTAGCGATATGCTTTACCGAACATCCGCTGTGATATGGCACCACTGATTCCTGATTGTGGTAACAAATATTGGCGAAGGTCTACTGCCTCTTTTATTCGCGCACCACCAGCGGAAGCAAAAGCACCTAATAGACCTTTGTTTTTCGCAAGTTCTTGACGATATATTTGTGCTAATCTGGAATCTTTGGTTGCCATTTTTATTTTCTACTCTTATTTAAAAGTTTCTGTTGTTCTATTCTCTGTTTTTCTTCCTCAAGGTGTTGCACAAGCATTGTGATGTAAATTCT